GGATAATCTTATATTTATTAATTGGTATGGCACAATTAATGAAAATATTAAAAGAGGATTTAGATAAGTGGTTTAAAGAAAAGTGGGTTAACATCGGCAAAAAAGTTGGTGGTAAGCACCCACCATGTGGCACTTCTGGCAAAAAAAGCGGATATGCCAAATGTGTTCCAGCTGCAAAAGCTGCGGGAATGAGTAAAAAAGAAAAAGAATCAGCAACTCGTAGAAAAAGAGCCGCACAAAATAAATCAAATAGAGGTGGTAGTAGTGGAAGTGGAGGTAAAAAACCCATATATGTTTCTACCAAAACCAAAAATGAAGATTGGAGTGAAAAATACAAAAAGAGCATAAATTGTAATAATCCAAAAGGATTCTCACAAAAAGCACATTGCCAATCACGTAAAAAAACAAATGAGTATGGTATTAATGAGGAACCTAGAATTCCTAGAAAGCCTGGTCAAAAAGCAAATTCAAAAAAACACTCCGATTTGTTTACAGATGAAAATCCAAAGGGTACTATCAAAGGGTTAGGTTTTAAAAATGTTGAAATAGCAGAAAAATCTGTTTCTAAAATAGAAAATTCTGGTAAATCTCATGCACATAAAATACAAGCCGCAATTGCGTTAGAACAAAGAGCACGTTCAATGAATAAAACTTCTGAAGCTGCGGTGTTTAGAAGTTATATTGAAAAAATGAAAGAAAAAACAAAAAATAAAAAAAATGAAAATATGGCGAATAAATTAACAGTAGAACAAAAGATTGAACTGTTTTTAGAAAAAAATTGCCCTACTGATCCTGGTAAATGGGCAGCATCTAAAGCCGCAGCAAAATCCAAATTTAGTGTCTATCCATCAGCATATGCAAATGGTTGGGCTGCAAAAAATTATAAAGCAAAGGGTGGCAGATGGAGAACTTGCAAAGAAAGTATTGGGGAATTAAATGCGTTAGATGAATGTTGGGATGGATATAAAGCAGTGGGTGGAAAAATGAAAAATGGTAAGATGGTGCCAAATTGTGTGCCTGTAAAAGAAAATATCGTAAATGAAGAAATTTTAGAATATGATGTAGTAAACGAAGATGATGTAAAATCATTTATTCAGTTTATGAAAGAATATACTAAAGAATTGAAAGAAGCGGAATGTTCCTGTGTATATGAAGCAGAATATCAAGGTAGAAAAGTTCAATTAGGTAAACCAATGGCCGGCGATGTTAAGAAATTTAAAGTGTATGTTAGAAATGGAGAAGGTAATGTAGTAAAAGTTAACTTTGGTCAGAAGGGTGTTAAAATTAAAAAATCAAACCCAGATAGAAGAAAAAGTTTTAGAGCAAGACATAATTGTGATAACCCAGGGCCAAGATGGAAAGCGAGATATTGGAGTTGCCGTAAATGGTAATTTGGTAAACCCAAAAAAATTTCGTATATTCCAAATAAAATTTTATATAGATGGCAGATAAATCAATATTTAGTAGATTACAAAAATTATTTTCAACTAATACCATAATTCGTAAAACCCCAAAGGGTGTAGAAGTTATTGATACAGATGAGTATCAATCAATGACTACAAACCTCATAGACCGTTTTATGAAACTAAAGATATCTAACTATGCAGGTGGCGTAGAGCTGGGATTGGCATATCAGCAAGTTCGTATTGACCTTTTTAGAGATTACGATTCAATGGATATGGACCCGATTATTTCTGCAGCACTTAACACATATTCAGATGAATGTACTGCCAGAAATGAATTTGGCAATGTTCTTAAAATTCATCACGAAGATGATAATATAAAACAAATACTTGAAAATCTTTTTTACGATATTATTAATATAGAACACAATCTTTGGATGTGGACTCGTAATTTAGTAAAGTATGGTGATTTCTATTTACAATTGGAAATGGCTGAGGGATTGGGTATTATAAATGTACTTCCATTGTCTACATACGAAATGAGTAGAATTGAAGGATTTGACCCAACTAACCCACAAAGAGTTAAGTTTGTATATGCACCATATCAGAATCCATATAACGCAGTAGGACAAACGGCAAAAAAAGAATATGAAAACTACGAAATAGCTCACTTCCGTTTAAATGGTGATGCAAACTTCTTACCCTATGGAAAATCTATGATTGAAGGCGCAAGAAGAGTGTGGAAACAATTATCTCTTATGGAGGATGCAATGTTAATCCATAGAGTAATGAGAGCACCTGAAAAGAGAATATTCAAAATTGATGTTGGTAATATTCCACCAAACGAAGTGGATAACTATATGCAAAAGATTATCAATAATTCTAAAAAAGTTCCGTTTGTTGATGAAAGAACCGGCGAATATAATTTAAAGTATAATATCCAAAACCTTATTGAAGATTACTATATGCCAGTACGTGGTAGTGATAGTGGTACAGCAATTGATACCCTAAAAGGTTTAGAATATAATATGATTGATGATATTAATTATCTCAAAGGCAAAATGATGGCAGCTCTTCAAATTCCTAAAGCATTTTTGGGTTATGAAGAAGAAACTAATGGTAAAGCAACATTAGCCGGAATGGATGTTCGTTTTGCAAAAACAATTGAAAGAATTCAAAGAATAATGATTTCAGAATTAACAAAGATTGCAATTGTTCACTTATATGCACAAGGTTATAGAGATGAAAAATTAACATCATTTAGTTTAGAATTAACAATCCCATCTAAAATATACGAGCAAGAAAAAGTTGAATTATTTAACTCAAAGGTTCAATTAATTGAACTAATGCAACGAACAAAAATGTTTTCTAAAACTTGGATGTATGAGGCTATTATGGGAATGGCAAAAGATGAACAAAATGATATGACATTACAGGTATTAGAAGATGTAAAACAACAATACCGTTTAAATTCAATTGAAACACAAGGCGTTGATCCGGCAAAAGAAACTGGAGTCGAAGCACCGACCAATGTAGAAGAAGAAATTGCAAAAATTAAAGCAGAATTAGATGAAGAGGGTGTTGGTAGACCTAAAGATTCCGTAAGATATGGAAAAGACGATCATCCAGAGGGTAGAGACCCATTGGGAATTAAAACTCTTAAACAAAAAGAAGGTTCTGTTCAATACAAACCAAGAAAAAATTCATATTTTGAAGTATTTAAAGATATGAATGGTGGAAAAAAGAAGATTTTGACAGAGAATTCGGATAAAGAGTAATAAACCAATAGAAAAATATATTTATATCTGAATCATTATATAAATTGATGAAAAAACTTAAACATTCAAAATTTAAAAATACAGGTTTTATCTTTGAATTGCTTGTAAGGCAGATTACGGCGGAAATAATTTCGTCTAATAAATCTGTTGCAGAGATCATTTTAAAAGAAAATTTTAATGGTAAGAAAGAATTATCAAAGGAATTAAAATTATATCAGTATTTGATAAATCAAAAATATAATTCAGAATCAAAAGCTGAACAATTTATTAATACTATTTTAGATGCTAGAAAAAGACTAGATGAAAAGAAATTAATGAAGGAAAAGTATAAACTCATCAAAGAAATCAAAGAAAAATATAATATTGATGAGTTTGTAAAATCATCAGTATCAAATTATAAATTACTTGCATCTATTTATAAATTATTTGAAGTAGTAACCACGGGTGAACAATACGAACCCACCGATATCGTATCATCCAAATTTACAATTGCAGAAAACATAATTAATACATCTATACAAAATAAAGAACAAAAAATAAAAGATGCTGTATTAAAACAATATAAAAAACAAGATGATGATTTAAGAGCAGTATCTTATAAATTATTAGTAGAATCTTTTAACAAAAAATATAAAAATTTATCGGCACAACAAAAAGGATTGTTGAGAGAATATATCAATAATATAAATAATACAGGAAAATTAAACGAATTTGTAAATAAAGAAGTTTCAATAATGATAGAATCCTTAAAAGAAGTTGGTTCTAAAATTTCAGATAAAGTTACAAAAATTAAATTAGCAGAAACAATTGTAAATGTTAAAAAAATTAAATCACTTAAAAAAATCAAAGAACAACATTTATCTGCAATGATGATGACATATGAATTATTAAATGAATTAAAAAATAATACTAAATAAGATGACAAATTATAGAATTTATAAAGTTAGTACATTTACTTCATCTAGTGCATTTACAAAATTAGGTGAACAGGACTCCACTAACTCATACAAAAAGGCTTGGGGTATAATGACTCACGTTGGTATGCAAACATCAGGTAGTGTGACCGTAGAGGGTGGTGGTGATTTGGAGTTACAACATTTAATTCCTGGCCAAATATATCCGTGTTACCCAATTTCAATTAGAGTATCTATGGGTACAGGTTCTGTATTATCATAATAAGTAAAAATAAACAAAATGCCAGCAGTATCAAAAGCACAACAAAGATTTATGGGAATGGTTCATGCAGTGCAAAAAGGAGACATGGAAGCACCATCTTCAGAAGTAGAAAAAGCAGCAGATTCAATGAAAAAATCAGACGCTAAGGATTTTGCTTCCACAAAACACGCTGGCCTTCCTAATAAAAAAGAGGAACAATTACAAAAAATTAAAGAAATCATTCGTAAGATAGTTAGAGAAAAAATGATTGATGAAATGAATGTAACTGGTAATATACAAGGATATGATACACCAAAAGCATTTACAAAACCAGGTGATGAAAAGAAGAAAGGTAAAAAGCAAGCGGATTTAATAGGATATTCAGTTATAAAAGAAAATCGCTGGTTAGAATTAAAAAGAGATGAATCAACCGCACAAGCTAAAATAGGTAAAGGTATTTCTAACATAAATAAACAACTAAAGGAAATGGAAAGATTTCT